AGCTAACTACTATGCATTCAAGATCGATGACATCGAAGCTGCTCACTCACATGTAAACTTCATGACTATGGCTTCTGATCGTGCAGCATATCGTTTGCGTGACCAGTATGACCAAGACGTTCTAGGTTATTTATCTGGTTACCAGCAATCAGCTAAGCATGGTTCACCTGACACTGCTCGTTCAACATACCCAGGTACTAAAGCAGTTGCTACTGCTGGTAACGATGAGTTGTTGTCAAGCATGAAGTTGATCAAGTCTAGCTTCAGCAACATCACTACTGCATCTGCAGGTGATCACTCAATCCCATTGGCTCCACGTCTTCCAGGTGCTACTTCTGTATCAACATCTACAGCTACTCCATTGAACGTTATCGCTCGTATGGGTCGTTTGTTAGATCAACAGTTCGTAGACACACAAGGTCGTTGGTTAGTTGTTGACCCAATCTTTGTTGAGATGTTGAAAGACGAAGACAGCCGCTTGTTCAATGGTGACTTCGGTGGTTCAGGTTTGCAGAACGGTTTAGTTATCAACAACTTGCATGGCTTCCGTATCTACGTATCTAACAACCTACCTAAGATTGGTACAGGTCCTGGTACAGCTGGTACAGCTAACCAAAACACTGACTTCGGTGTTATCGTTGGTGGTCAAGATGCAGCTGTTGCAACTGCTCAACAAATCACTAAGACTGAGAGCTATCGTGATCCTGACAGCTTTGCTGACATCGTTCGTGGTATGCACTTGTATGGTCGTAAGATTCTTCGTCCAGAAGCAATCGTTACAGCTAAATATAACGTAGCTTAATAGAGGAGAATAAATAATGGCAATCGTACAATCCGTAAAAAAACAACCGATCTTGGTTGAGAAGTATGTTGACTTAGCTGCAACTTCAGGCACTACTGTTGGTATCTCTGTACCTGCTGGTACATTGGTATTGGCTGTAGGCTTTGAGCCAAGCGAAGCAGTACCTGATGTGACTACATATACAATGGACATCACTGATGGCACTACTGTTTTCGCTAACGACTTAAGCTTCGACAACGTAGCTGCTGGCACAATCAAAGTAGGAACTACTGCAGGTTTGGTTTCTGCTGCTGATACTATCGATGTTGTAACAACTATCGATGGTTCTGCTGGTGTTATCTCAGGTCGCTTATTCGCTGTAATCGTTGATGTTAACGAGAATGGTGCAGAAGCTTCTGAAGTTGATCGTGATCAGTTAGCTTAATAGGCTAAGTGAAATGGGGTGGGGGGTCACAAGCTCCCTGCCTTTCTTTCTAATGTCTATTCACAGAGTNGGCATCAGATAGAAACAAAACAAAAAGGATATCCCGATGGCAATAACNACAGCNATGTGNACNTCCTTCAAGAAAGAATTGCTTGAGGGTAAACATGATTTCAATGCTACAAGCGGTCANACNTTNAAGATNGCTCTGTACACTTCATCTGCATCACTTGATGCTGCAACAACTGACTACTCATCTACNAATGAAGTAGTTGGAACTGGTTACACAGCAGGTGGTATCGCTTTAACCAACATTGACCCTGTCACTTCAGGTACTACTGGCTTTGCTGACTTTGCTGATGCTACTTGGTCTGATGCAACTATCACAGCTGCAGGTGCTATCATTTACAACAGCACCACAGACGGTGGTACAGATACAACTAATGCAGTAGCTGTGTTATCTTTTGGTGGTGATAAGACATCTACTAACGGTGACTTTGTAATTCAGTTCCCTGCTGCAGACGCATCTAACGCAATTATCCGTATCGCCTAAGGATAGTAGCATATGGCTACTTCTACTAGATCAGGTGCCATTTATGGCATAGGCAGATACGGTGAAGTACGCTATGGTGTTAGCAATGTAGCCATCATTCCAGATGGATCACAGGCAAGTGCTAGCACCAACAGTGGTTTAAATATATCTGGTGATGCTAATCATACGGTCATCAGTGTTTCAGGTGTAGGTCTTGTAGCTCAGCTAGGACCTAATGCAGTTTCAGGTGAGGCAGTAGTACTAGTCACTGGCACTGTAGGCACAGCTAGTGTTAATGGTAACGTTAGCTTTAAGCTTGATTATAAGGCTGTTGTAGACAGCGTTCAAGGTACTGGGGATGTCTCGGTACCAACTGTGGTAGCAGAAGCGAATGTAGAGCTTTCTAGTGAGTCTGGTGTAGGTTTAGCTGGATCACCTGCAGTAACAGCAGATGCTAATACCTCAGTTACTGGTGTCTCTGCTACTGCTGAACTTGGTACACCTACACAGAAGACTGTCAACAGAATACCTGTAACAGGTGTAACAGCCACTGGCAGTGTAGGCACAGTAACTATTGTTGCTAAAGCTGTAACAGATATAACTGGTGTTTCAGCTACTGGTATCTGTGGCACAGTCAATGCAACAGCTGACAGTGTTTACATAGTAACTGGAGTACAGGCAACTGGTGCAGTTAATGATGTAGTTGTACGTAACAATGCTAGACCTACATTTACAGGTGTAGCAGGTTTAACTGTAGTAGGTACTGTAACAGTTACAACTACTAGGTTTGACTATGAAGCAGTTAGAGAAGAGTACGACAGAACTAGAACAGTTTATGTAGAACGTAGGACTAGCTCTAAAGATAGAACAGTCATAGTACCCCTTGAGAATAGAACAGTTTACGTAGAAGCTAGAACAAGTACAGATAATAGAGTAGTTTATATCCCAGCACAGCCTAGGGTAGTTCATGTAGAAAGATCAAGTAGCGATAGTGATAGAACATTACTTGCTGCCTAAATAGGAAATATTATGTCATTTAAGTGGGCTAACAAAGATCCAGATGAAATACTAGATTACAGTGTAGACTGGTCTAGATTCTTAGGCACAGCTACCATTNCTTCTGTAGCATGGTTTGTTGATGATGCTAGTGGTGCTAAGACTGCTATCACTACAGGTAATACAGTTAACGGTATTCAGAATGTAGCACANACNAATACCAGCACAGTAGCTACTATCAATCTAGGTCTTGGTACTTTAAATGAAGAGTACAAGTTCTATTGCCGTATGACTGACAGCACAGGAAGTATTGCTGAAAGAGTTATCAAGTTACGTATTAAGGAACAATAAGATATGGCATATGATTTCCTAGGTCTTGTCAATGATGTGAANCGTAGACTCAATGAGGTTGAATTAACTTCAGNTAACTTTGCTNNTGCTAAGGGTTTCTACGGTCAAGCCAAAGATGCAGTTAATGCTGCTATTCAAGATATCAATCAACTACAGCATGAGTGGTCATGGAATCATGTCACACAAGAAGAGACACTTACAGATGGTGTCACTCGTTATGCTTTCCCAATGGATGCCAAAGTAATTGACTTTGATTCATTCCGTATTAAACGTAGTAGCACATTCAATAATCAGACAGTTAGACTGACTCCTATTACTTATGAAGATTACCTAACTAAGTATGCAGATCAAGAGTACAACACTGATACTAGTTTATTAGATGTTCCACAGTATGTGTTCAGAGCACCTGGTTTAGAGTACGGTATTGTACCTGCCCCTAAGGAAGACTATGAGATTGTCTATGAGTATTATCGNAATACTTTAGACTTAAGTAATGCTACTGATGTACCTACTNTACCTGAGATGTANAGACATGTNATNATTGAAGGTGCTATGTATCANGCTTACATGTTCCGTAGCAATGAACAGGCAGCTACTATCGCTAAGTCTAAGTTTGAGCAAGGCATTAAGGCAATGCGTGTGATGCTTATCAATAGATATGAGTATGTACGTTCTACTGCATTGCAGACTAATAAGAGATATATCGCTGGCTTTAGGGTTAACTAATGGCAGATAAATGGCAGACGTACCAGTTTGAGTTCAGGGGTGGTTTAGTTACAAACTTATCACCATTGCAGCACGGTATTCAAGCACCAGGTAGTGCTCGTGTATTACGTAACTTTGAACCATCCGTAGAGGGTGGATATGTACGTATTCTAGGATATGATAAGTACTCAGCTAATGTAGTACCACCTTACGGTACTCCAGTTGTACATGGAGCATCACAGACAGGTACTACACTTATACTTGGAAACATATACACTGCCCCACTTGAAGGTGACACATTTACCATTGCAGGTGTAACTGGCACATATACTATTGACACTGGCGGTGTTACATTTGACAGTGCCAACAAACGTGCTACATTGGTACTGACCACTAGTCTTGCTTCCAGCCCAGCTAATGCTGCAGCTGTAACATTTACAAGTGGTTCAGGCATTATGTTAGGTGTAGCTGCTTGGTTAAACAAAGTAGTTGCAGTGCGTAATGATGATGTGTTCTATGGCACTGGTACCAATTGGACTAAGATCAATGTACCTTCTTATGGCACTGTGTTGGTTAATGGTGGATCACAGACAGGTACTAGTTTAATTGTTGATGGCTTAACTGCTGCACCACAGCTAGGTGATGTGTTTCAGATTAGTGGTGTAGATAAAGTGTACACAGTAACTGCTAATGCTACTGTGACTACTGGCGGTGCTACACTGGCTATTAATCCAGCCTTAGCTTCTAGTCCAGCTGATAATGCTTCTATTACATTCTTGTCTACTGCTAGAGAGAATGGATTAAAGAATAGATTTGAGAAGTATCGTATTGGTACTACTGAAAAGATTGTAGGTGTTGATAGTGTCAATGCTCCCTTTGTGTGGGATGGCACAACTTACACAGTATTAAACTCTGCACCTAATGATGTTATTGGTGCTGAACATGTAATATGGTTCAAGAATCAATTGTTCTTTGCTAAGGGTGACAGGTTAACTTTTACTTCACCTTACACAGACAATGACTTTAACCCTGCTAACGGTTCAGGTGTTATTAGTGTAGGTAAGCAGATTACTGGTATCATAGTATTCCGTGAGCAGTTAATTGTATTCAGTGAAGAAGAGATTAGCAGAGTTACTGGCAATACCATTGCTGACTTTGTACTACAACCTATTACTGTAAACATTGGCTGTGTAGACACTGACACTATCCAGGAAATTGGATCAGATATTATGTTCCTCGGTCCTGATG